CATTGCTGCTGGTACTCGTACTAACGTTCGTTACGTCTACGTTGTGGATGATCCGTTCGTTTTGTTTGAAGCTCAGTTTGATGCTACTGGTTGTACCCAAGCGCAACTGTCCATGAATACTGCAGTTACTATTTCTGCTGCCAGTCAGGTCTCGTTGGCTCCTAGTGCTCCGTATTCGGACATGGTTCTTACTGGACCTGCTGTTACGGCTACCTTGCCAATCCGTTTGCTTGGTGCTGTTCAACGTATCGACAACCAAGTGACTACTGCTGCTAGTCCTTATGTCCGTGTGTTGTGCAAGTGGAACTACCATGAGTATGGTGTTATTGGCTCTGCTTCTGGCACTGTCGTTAACTACCTTGCTGTCTAAGCAATAAAAGGAGAATAAATTATGGCTGGCGTAATCACTACCGCATCACATCCTAAAGCACTATGGCCTGGTATTAAGGCTTGGTGGGGACAGACCTACAACGAACATCCGGAGGAGTATATTGATCTGTTCGATAAGGACACCTCAACCCAAAACTACGAAGAAGATGTTCAGTTGTCGGGGTTTGGTCTTGTGCCTGTTAAGTCTGAAGGTCTAGGCACTGCTTACGACTCGGAAATCCAAGGCTTCGTTACTCGGTATACGCACGTTGCTTATGCAATGGGCTACATCGTGACCAAGGAAGAAATGGATGACAACCTGTATGAGCAGGTTTCCAAGAAGCGTGCCGCTGCACTTGCAATGTCTTTCCGTCAAACGAAAGAGAACGTTGCAGCCAACATCTATAACCGTGCCTTCAACAGCACGTACTTGGGTGGTGATGCTGTTTCTCTTTGTGCGACTAATCATCCGAACACCTCTGGTGGTACTTGGGCTAACAAGCCTTCGGTTGATGTGGACTTGAGTGAAGCTTCTCTTGAAGATGCTGTGATTGCTATCATGGGTTTGCAGAACGACCGTGGCTTGTTGGTCGCTATTCAACCCAATGATCTGCACATCCCTCGTCAAGAGTTGTTTAATGCTCAACGCATTCTGCACTCTTCGTACCAGACTGGTAATGCCAACAATGACATTAACGTCATCAAGTCTGGCAACTACCTTCCTGGTGGCTTCAAGGTTAACCATTACTTCTCTAGTCCTCACGCTTGGTTCATTCGGAATACTATTCCTGGTGGCACTGGCATGAAGTACTATGAGCGTCATGCGATTGCCTTTGACATGGACAATGATTTTGATACCATGAATGCCAAGGCTAAAGGCTACGAACGTTATTCGTTTGGTTGGTCTGATCCTCGGGCAGTCTGGGGCGTCAACGGTCCTTGATCTAGTTCTTAGTAACAAGCCCCCTCTCACAAGGAGGGGGTTTTTCTAAATGAGGAGTTTGTTATGGGCTATGAACAATCAAAGGCAAAGGGCAAGCGTCCTGAACCCGGTAAGATCCCTACTCCTGGCAAACCTGCCAAGAAGAAAAAGTAGGCTACAATCACAAACATCCAATGACGCTCTCTTTGTAGAGCGTTGTTTTTAACAACGTCAAAGGAGCATTATTATGGTAGCACCTACCCGTTTCCCTGCTGGCATTAGCACTTATAAAACCCAGCAAGTTCTCAACACATTCCCCAATCTTCCTAGCTCTAATCAACAGTCAGTAGCTACTGTTGAGATGGCTCCATACCTTGCTGGTATGTACACTGTAACCAATACGACCTCTACTATTGGTGCTGGTACACAAACCCCTGGTACAGGCTTTAATGCTGGTGTTTTGGCACTTGCTGTTACTACTGCTTCTGGTGGTAAAGCTGCTGTTGCTCTTAACGGCAATGCCGCTGCTGGTCAAGGTGTTCAATTTATTCCAGGCAATCAAGTTTGGTTTAACATGCAAGTTGCACACAATGTTGGCTTCCTTGCAGATGCTACTGTAGTGTCTCGTTATGGGTTCTTTGATGTTTCTGACACTACGGGTACGATTGCTAACGGTATCTACCTTGAAAAGGTAGCTGCTGCTGGTGGTGCTCTTAATCTTGTTATTAGGAACACTGGCCTTACTGGGACTGTTGTTACCACTACGATTAACAACGTTGCAGACATTAGCAAGCCTAGTGGCATCTATGGTGACACCAGCTCTACTGTTGGTACTCTGACTACTGCTGGTGCTGCTAACAAATACACTAGTGTTGTGGTTGCTACCGCAGGTTCTGGTTATGTGCAAGCTCCCTTGGTTCGTGCTCTAGGTGCTAACGGTAGTGCTCCGTTTGCTCAAGTCTATTGCCAAATCCAAAGCAATGCTTTGTATGCTCCGTACATTGCACACGTTGGTGGTACTGCTTACACTACCTTTACCAATGAAGTTAACCATTGGATTGACCTTTCCTTTTACTATGATGGTAAGGGTCGGTTCTTCTTTGGTATCAACGGTAAGGCAATCCTGTCTATCGGTATAGATGGTACAACGGTACTTGTTGCTGGTGGTACTGCCACTACTGGTAATGCCTTCTACTCTACCAACACTGCTATGACTACTTCGATTGCTCCGGTGCTTCCTGCTCCCGGTAGCTTTGATAACATCATGCCTATGGTTGCTATGAATGCTGCTGCTGGTTACGCACTCAACACTGCTGCCACCAACATCATGTTTATTGATAGCATCCAATCTGGTTCTGAGTACAACTAAAGGATGCAATTCACATGCACGCTAAACTAGTACACAAGGCTACTAAGGACAGTATTACTGTCTCCATCGTTAGCGATGGTGGTAAGAATACCGTATATCTAGTAACTGGTACTATTAAGCATGAGAATGATTCTTCCTTTGACATCATTGATGTCTCTAGGCTATCAGGCAAGCCAACAAGCGTTCGTCTAGACTCAGTTGTATTTATGGTTGAGTCTGGATTAAAAGCTTTTATTAACTACCGTGATCAACCCTACACACTCCCCCTAGAGGGGCGTAGTAAGGTTGATCTTAGTTGGGTTGGTGGTTTGATAGGCCATGAAATTGATATGGTGTTTAAAGGAACAGGGGCATTCTTTATCGTACTAGATGTAAGTAAGATGGGAGTTTGATATGAGTGATGTAAATATTAGATCTGGGAATCTGCTAGTCCTTTCTTTTGGTAGCACTGGTGTCACTACTGCAACTGCTAACCAAAATAGTTTGCCAGCATACAAGGCATCTCCTTGGACTACATTCCAAGCCATTGTTAGTTCTGCTAGCTTTGGTGCTTTGACAGGCACAGTTGCTATTCAAGGGTCAAATGATATTTGGTCTGGAACTGGGTTCACTATTAACTCACTAGTAACTACTAGTACAAGCACTACGGTTACTAGTCCTCAGAATCTTTTTGCTGCTGGTGCAACGCAGCTAAATGATCAATACAGTCCTGCTGTAGCTGTTGGTATGTCTGTAGTTGGCCCTGGTATTCCACTAGGAACTTATGTAGCTACTGTTACTAATAACGGATCAATTATTTTGAGTGCTGCTGCTACAGTTACTTCTATTAGTGGTGGTGCGTCTTTGACATTCTTTACTAATAACTGGACAGCTACTGCACTAGGCACTATTGCTCTTACAGGAACTACCTCTGCTACTGCACCAAGCTTGAGTGATGGATTTGCTAACGTAGCTCCTTGGAAATTTGTTAGAGCTGTAGTTAGTAACATTACTGGTACTGGAGCTACTGTTCAAGTATTAGCAGGTATTTAAATCGTACCGCTAAAGTAAGAGTGTATCTTTAATAAGAGGATGTAGGATGACTTCCACAGTATTTGTTTCTGGTACAACCATAGCATCAACTTGGTTGAACGATGTTAATACCGCTACCTACACCACAATCCCTGCTCAAAGCAATGCATCTGGTGTAACGTACAACCCCGCAGGCACGGGAGCCGTTGCCACTACGGTGCAGACCAAGTTGCGTGAAACTGTAAGCGTTAAAGATTTTGGTGCTGTAGGCGATGGCGTTGCAAACGACACAACAGCGATCAATAACGCTTTAGCAACTGGCTCAAGTGTGTATTTCCCCGCAGGAACTTATCTTGCAAATGTGGTTTCTTTGCTTTCAACATTCAATGTTTACGGCGATGGGATGAACCGAACCATTATTAAACCTTACAGCACATCATTGCCAGCTTTCAAAAACATGAGCAACCCTGGAAGTGCAAACTTTTGGCGGCGCAGCAGCATTAGCAAAATGTCATTGCAAAGCACAGGCAATGTTGGAAATGGGTTTACTTTTGGTGATCCAGCCACTTATACAGCCGGTGATGAGCAAATCGGCAGAGTTGACTTTACTGAAGTTGAAATATTTGGCTTTAACAAAGGCATTTTCAAAACTTGCGGTAACATTGGAAACAATTATTACAGTTGCCGTTTTGCAAGTTGCAACTACAATTTTTACGCACAATCAAGCGATTATGTTGGCGCTAGTGCGTTGATGCACACTGGTTTTGATGCTTTTTATGGCGGCGAAAATGGCTATGCAACGTTAGCTGGCGTATTTATTAAAGATAGAGTTCTTGGTAAAGGCGGGTTTACTTTTAGAGATGTTGATATTGAAGGCAACACTGGCTATGCTGTAGTTGCTTTAGCGGACGCAACATTTGATTACGAACCGGATATGATGTTTGATAGTTGCTGGTTTGAAGCTAATGCAACAAGTGGTTCAATTACTATTGATGGTTTAACGGGTTCTATTACGGGAACGCCTAAAGACATTTACGCTAGTGGAATTAAAAGCCTAATAGGTAAATCTATATACCTTGGCAAGATAACTCTTTTAAGCGGCACAAACATGATTGCCGATAAGTGTGGTACAGACACTTTAACTGCTGGCATTTTTTCTTTAACCAAAGACGCTTCAAGTACATTTATTTGCGATGGGCTAACGTATTTGACAGGTATGAAAACCAATTTAACATTGGCTCCATACGCTGTAACAACGGACAATAGCAGCATAACTTATACGGGAACAACTAACACTGTTCCTAGTGTGGCGGCTGTTCCGGTTAAAGATTACACGGTTTTGCTTGGCTATTCAGGAACAGCGCCTATTGTTGGCGGCGGTGGTGGATATACTGGATCAGTAGTTACCGATGGTTTGACTTTTAATACTTCTAATGAATATGTTGTTACTGGAACAACAAGTCGAATTGTTCCCGATGTTACTACTACCGTTGATAAATATTACGCTGTAAGCTATCAAGTGCGACTTGCGTCAGGTAGTAGTGGCTATGTCTATGTGTCAAATATGGCTGCGGGACAGTTAGTAGATCATTCCCAATGGCGGCAATATAGTTTTGTAAAAAAAGCTACGTTGACAAGTTCTGGCTTTTCAATGAATTCGTCAAGTTCATCTAGCACTATGCGTATCGGGGCTATGCAAATAGTTCAATTTGATACGGCCCAAGAAGCATATGATTATTTATACCGTGGGCGCATTGCAGTTAATACTGATGCTAGAAGTGCGGCGTATCCTCTTGCCGCTTTTACCGATGTTGGTGGTGGTGGCGCTACGTTTAATAGTGCCAACATATCTGTTTCACTTACAAATGCCGGTTATTCAAAAATCTTTGAGTCAAATTTAAGAGGCGATTTAGTAAAAATTAAAATTGATTTTTTAGTTGCTTTTAATGATATTTATACTGGCGCATCACTTGACCAATTAAGTGGGTTTACAACGGTATCGTTTGCGTCAACTGCATCAACACCAACGCAAGTATTTGGAAATGGGACTATAACTTTTAGATGGGTACAACAGGGAAGCACTAGCGTATGGGATTTACAAGGTTCCGTAACGTCTGGCCCAACCACTCAAATAGCATTGGCAGGGCTTGCATTTGTTAAAGGTCATTAATTGTGGCTAATAAAAAAATATCCGCATTAACAGGGGCGACTACGCCTTTGGCGGGTACGGAAGTCTTGCCTGTTGTTCAATCAAGCGCAACTACAAAAGTAACAATAGATAATTTGACTGCTGGCCGTGCTGTAAGCGCTGCAAGCTATTCAGCAACAGGTAACGGTTATTTTTATGGGGCAACGCCACTAGCCGGAACAGCGGAAATAGGATTGGGAACAAATTCAGTAAGTAACGCATATCTAAATCTTCAGTCATCAGGTAATAGTCAAGTTAGACTATATACTGGAGCAACATATCGCGGCGGGATATATAGCGTTGGAACTGGCGTTGTTATTTCAAACAACGGCAATGCTGGTCAAAATGTCAATGTGTCTGTTGATGGTGGTGGGACAAACGCATGGGTATTTGACACGTCATCAAATTTATCTCCCACAGTCGCAGCCAAAGGCATCAACTTCACCGCCAACACTGGTGCAGCAGGTAAGACCTCGCAGCTACTGAACTGGTATGAGGAAGGGACGTTTACCGCAACACTAACTAGTGTAACTCCCCCAACAACCCCAATTACCGCTACAGCGTACTACACTAGAATTGGTAATTTAGTAACTGTTCTTATTGCATTTAGAAACGTAGATAATACAGGCGCTGCTGGTCAGATAAAAGTATCTGGGCTTCCCTTTACTTCTAATGCATCATCTTTTGCAATAGGCCAATTCCATACCGACCGTGCCGGAACTGGGACTATGGTTTCTCAGCTTGGTCCATCTAACACAACGGTTGTTATTATAGACTCAAGTGGAGTATCCGTTTCTTGGACAAGTGCTGGCCCTGGCGTTTATTGCGGTTGTCAAATTACTTATAAGGTTTAACAGCTATGTCGCTCACAAAAGCTACTTATTCAATGGTTTCGGGCGCGCCAATTAACGTGCTTGATTATGGTGTTGATTCTACTGGGGTTGCAGATAGTACAACAACATTCCAAAATGCAGTCAATGCAGCATCAGGCGGACGATTGACAGTCCCCCCTGGCACATACAAGCTAGGAACAATTTCTCTCTTAAGTAATTCGGAATATGATTTTGGCGAAGCCATTTTCTACCCAACCGCAGCAACATCTGATACTTGTTTGTTTCAAGTAGTCGGAAAAACAAATGTCAAAATTAGAGGCGGCGTATTTAGTATTGCCAGCTATACGCCCGTGGGAACATACACACCAACGTATTCCACTGTAGGGACAAGTTGGGCTAACGGATATTTTTATGGTGGTACAGGCATCTACATCAATTCTGGATGCACGTTTATTGAAGTTTCTGGATGTAAATTTAATGGCTACTTGGGTAGCGTAAATGTTTACGATAGCAGTTATGTTTCTGTGCATGACACTACAAGCTACAACGGTCTTGCTGGGCTAGCAGCAGTCGCAAGCACCGCATCGTCCGCTATGGTTGGGATACAGTTTACCAACAACACAATCGTTGGTTGCGGCGACGATGGTATAGCTCTATTGGTTAAAAATACATCCGGTACAGCATCTGTAACCTCAAGTATTGTTTCTGGAAATTACATTGACAAAGCCAGATTATTTGCTACCGCTGTTCCTTCTGCTGTAGGGATTAGACTCGCCAACATTAGTGTTACCCCAGCAGGGCAAATTATCAATTGTGTAGTATCTAACAACACAATCCGCAACGTAGTCCAATATGGCATATATCTGCAAAGCGCTGTTAATTGTTCAGTCACCAATAACGTAGTTGATGGGTTTGGCGCTGCCACTTCTCCTGCATTCCAATTGGGAGTTGCTGCCACAACCAATGTCACTGGACTTGTATTTACGGGTAACGAATGTCGTGGACAAGTAATAGCAAATAAATGCATTGACGCAAATTACATAGCTACATCTACCATATCCAATAACGTATTGATCGGTGGTAATAGCGACAGCGTAATTGGTGGTGTGAACATAACCCAATGTTGCTTTACAGGAAACCAATTTGTTAGCACTGTTGGCCCTGCATTTAGATTGACGGGCACATCAGACTACAACGTCATTGTTGGAAACAACGTAACGCAATCAAATGACCCGTGGATTGTTACTACGGGCACTTACAGTAGGGTTAACAGCAATGTTGGGCAATTACTAAAAGATTACGAAACCCCCGCGCAAGCAGGTACTGTTACACCAAATGTTCTTAGAAATACTTGCTTGCAGATTGCTTGCACAAGTACGATGACATCGTTTACCGTTGGCCTATCCACAAACACGGTCCCTGATGGACAACCATTTACCATAGTTGTGCGCAATCAAACGGTATCAACTGCGGTAACAACCACTTGGGCCACCGGATATAAGTTGGCGTCTTGGGGATCCTTGGCTAACGGGTTCACCCGCACCATTACTTTTCTGTGGGACGGCGTAAACTCTGTTTGGACAGAAGCCAATCGGTCCTCTGACATTGCAAACTAAGCACGCACCATGAAAACTCCAGCCGCAGGTAGCGCAAAGAAGATATGACCACACCACTCTCTACCGTATACATAGACCTTGTTGGGCCAGCAGTTAATGCTGCTTGGTTAAATGCTGTTGGTCAAGCTCTACTTAGTGTTGCAACACCTACAACCATAGTAGCTACATCTGGTCAAACTATATTTACTGTTCCATCAGGATCAGCTAATGAGGTTTACATCAATGGTGTGTACCAGATTCTTAATAGCAGTTACATAAGAACTAACGACACAACAATTACGTTTAGTGAAGCTGTTCCAGTTACTGCTAAAGTAACAATCTTGTAAAGGCACATATGCTCATACCTAGTCTTCCACAAGATAAAGCTAACCATGCTGTATATGGTGCTATGATCTTTAGTGTGGTGTTACTAGTAGCACACCTGCTTAAATCTCCCTATGAGATTGCTATAGCTTTAGGAGTTGTAGCATTCATGGCAGTAGCTAAAGAAGCTAATGATGCTTGGATCAACTACCGTACTACCGGTGATCCTATGCATGGTCCTCATGGTGTAGAAGCCCTAGATGCTGCTGCTACCTGCTTTGGTGGTGTGCTTGCTGTACTTCCAATTCTAATTTTAAGGGTTACTTAACGTCATGGAATCTCAATCACTTATCAACATAATGCTCGGTGTAGCTTGTACAGTGATTGGGTGGTTAGCCCGAGAGTTGTGGACCTCTGTTAAAGATCTTAAAAATGATTTGTCTAAGCTAGCAGTAGAACTTCCCAAGACTTACATCACTAGGGATGATTATCGAGAAGACATAAAAGGAATTAAAGAGATGCTTGGTAAGATCTTTGATAAGCTCGAAAAAAAAGCTGACAAGTAACTGGGGGGACTATGAGTAATGTTGCAACATATATTCCTGGTAACTGGAACGTAATCTGTGATCAATGTGGTAGGGAGTACAAAGCTTCTGATCTAAAACAGAGGTGGGATGGGTTGATGGTTTGTCAGGGTGATTGGGAGACTAGACAACCCCAAGACTTTGTACATGGTGTAGCAGACATACAAACTCCTCCCTTTACTAGACCAGAACAATCTGATCAGTTCATCTTTGTTTGTGACATGATCTCTATCAATGGGGTAGCAGATTATGGTACTGCTGACTGTGCAGCAGCAGATAAAGATAATGGCTATCGTCCGGTATGTTCTCTTGAGGGATCATATGCTATACCAAGCCAAGGTATTCCTGGGTGTATGGTTCCTAATAAGACACAGCCTCAACTAAATAGCTTTCTAATTGGGTAAATATAATGAGTTCAACGTACACCGTTACAAGGGACCAAGTTATTTCTCTAGCACTCCGTAAGCTGGGTGTTCTAGAAATAGGTTCTGTACCTGATGTTGATACCATCAACAATGCTGCAATGTCTTTGAATCTTCTTATCAAGCAATTGAGTACAGAAGGTTTGAAGCTATGGAAGGTGTCTGAACTTATTATTCCTTTTACTACTACTCAGACTAGCTACATCCTAGGAGGCTCTACAAGCGCTTTGATGTACGACACACAGAACCCTACGGTGGCTATCACTGACAGGCCCCTGAAGGTCATCCAAGGCTTCTACAGGAACATCCAATCTACTCCTTACATTGATACACCAGTGCTGGTTGTGTCTAAGCAAGAGTACAACGTTCTAGGATCTAAGTTCTCTACTGGATCTAGTAACACTATCTTTTATGATGTCAAGGCTCTTAATGGTATCTTGTATGTGTACTTGACTCCTGATGCTAGTACTAGTACCAATACTGAACTTCATTTAATTGCTCAACTTCCTTTGAATGACATCAGTGGTGCTAATGACATCCCCGACTTCCCTAACGAGTGGATGAATACGTTAGTATGGAACCTAGCTGATCAGTTGGCTATGGAGTACGGAGTACCTATGAACTCTAGGCAAGAGATTACACAACGAGCAGGAGTCTATAAGACTATGCTTTCAGATTGGGATGTAGAGGCTTCTAGTACATTCTTTTCTCCTGACTTTAGATCTGTTACTAGTAACTCCTATAGTAGGTAATAGCGAGCACATATATATATGGCTACCGAACGGATACCTCTTACACAGCCCATAGAGTCCCGTAATGGGACTTTTACTAAAGACTCTTACTCCTCTAACTGTGTCTTTGAATCTAGAGATCAGAAAAGAGAGTACGTTAAAAGGCCTGGGTTGGTTCTAGCTACACAAGTTGTGGCTATACCCGGTATGTCTACTAGCCAAGGTCTAGCTAGCTATAACAGTATGGCTATATCTGTTGTTAACAATACAGTGTATAGCACTGACCCTACTACCCCTTATGCAACCACTACTGTAGGAACTACGTCTACTTCTTCTAGCCAAAGTTACTTTGTTAAAACCTTTTTAGATGCATACTTGTTTATGCACAACAAGGTTAATGGGTATTTGTATAGCAATGCTGGAGTGTTTGGAGCTATAACTAATGACAAGGTTGTTAGCATTAGTGTTGACAACGAAGGTCTTAATTACAGTACAGGGATTACCCTTAGCTTTTCTGTTGTTGGTGTAGCTGCTACTGTCACAGTTGTTAATGGAAGCATCTCTACCGTAACTATTACTAACCCAGGTACTGGCTTAGTTGTTGCTCCTACTTGCACTATCAACCTACCTGCTGCTGTTACTCCTACAGGCACAGGAACTATTGCTTTTTTTGATATAGCTGTATCTAGTGCTACAGGTATTTATGTGGGCATGGCTGCTACGGGAACTGGTGTAGCTCCTAATGCTGTTGTTACTAGTATTGCTGGTACAACCATAACTGTAAGCCTTGCAAACACTGGTGCTGTATCTGGGACTATTACCTTTACAGACATGGGATCTAACGGAGTCTTAACCCCTAAGCTTTGTTCTTTCCCTGTTGGTCCCTATGTGTCTGGTGCTGTGTTCCTAGACAACTATGTGTTTATAGGCACCTCTTCAACTGTCCCTATTACTGGTAATAGAATCTATAACTGTAACGTTGGTGACCCTACTTCTTGGGATGCTTTGAGTTACCTTAGTTTTGAACAGACTGCTGATACCCTAGTAGGAATTGTTAAGCATCTAAATTACCTAGTTGCTTTTGGTACTAATAGCACTCAGTTCTTTTATGATGCTGGAAATGCTGTTGCTTCTCCCCTAGGACTAGCTCCTAGTTATACATCTGAAGTTGGTTGTGCTTCTGGAGATAGCATCATAGCTAGTGATAACACAGTGCTATGGATTGGTGTTACCAAGACTCATGGACGTAGTGTGTACATCATGGATGGTGTTAGTGCTGTTAAGGTATCTACAGACAGCGTAGACAAGCATCTAGAAGCTGACAACATGAGCAAGGTTACTGCTTACTGTTACAAGTTCAATGGACATACTTGTTACATCCTTACCTTGCATAACACTAACCAAACCTTGGTCTATGACATCAGCCAGAAGATGTGGTACACATGGACTCAATACGCACTAGCTTCTGATGATCAACCTAACCCAGGTACTTACCAAGAGTCTTATTTCCGTCCTAGCTTCTATGCTGAAGTAACTGGTATTCCTTTTTGTCTTGATGATGACAATGCAAACCTGTACTACCTAGATACAAATACTTACCAAGATAATGGTCAAGCTATCTACTGTAGAACAGTAACTGACATCATTGATAACGGTAGTACCAAGCGTAAGTTCTATGGTAGGTTGGAAATCATTGGTGATAAGGTTGCTGGCATCATGCAGATCAGACACACTGGTGATGACTACAATAGCTGGTCTAATTACAGGTCTGTAAACCTTAATGCTTCTAGATCACAGGTCTACTTGAGTGGTGCTGATAGACGTAGAGCTTGGGAGTTCTTGTGTACTAGTAACGTTCCTCTTCG